TAGTTGCTCAACGATAAGTGCTTGTAGTCGTTCACAGAACTTAGTAAATCTAAATTCAGCAATCATTGCAGTACCTACACGACCATCATTCACTGTAGCGCCGCCGTCATCCATACCACCTAAGTATGAAGCTGGAACACGTAAGCCACGTAATAGTTTGTCGTTAAAGTATTTCAAATCATCAATCTGTCCTAAGTTCTCACCACCTGGAAGTGTTTCAACTTTAGAACCTCGCCCTTCAGCCGTCGATGCAAAGAAGTAATCTTCCATAATGGATAGTGGATTGTATGCACTATCTGTAATGTTTTGTCCGCCACCAGTTTTACTTGGAATACGTCTTTGGTGAATTTCATTCTTAATACGCTCTAAGTGCTGACGTGCTTTGTGTGTTGGCATGTTACCTACATCAATATAGAATACTCTGCGTTCTGGCGCACGTTGAACACGATAGATTAGAATAGCATCTTCTAGTAGTTCTTTTTGTTTATAAACTTTAAAGATTGGTTCTAAGATAGATGTACCGAAAGGCCAGAAGCCATCAACACCTTCACTTAGTGAAATATGAACAACATGCTTTGCATCGATTGGGGTAGTTGATTGATCATTTGCAAAACGAGAACCGCCTGCGGCACCTGCTGTGTAACCTTGAGTGGTGTTTGAATTCATGTTTGGCATGCCCATACCAGCACTTGATGCTTGTGTTAGCTTCTTAGAATCTGCTGTTATGTTCATGCTTTCCATATTAATGTCCATATCTTGAACATAATATGCTTCTACTTGTTTGCCTTTACCTTCATTAACAATAACTTTGTCTACTTTAGCAGGATTAACCCAAAATAGTTTATATGTTTCTGGATCACGAACAAATACTTGATCACCATACTTGATGGCATTTCTAAAGATACGGAAAATACGCTTATGCATTTCATTAACTGAACACCATTGGCGTAGCGTTCTTTGTAAAACATCGTTCTCTGACTCTGTTGGATCTTCTGGAAAATCAAACTTAAATGGCAATTTTGATTGTTCATCCTGAAGAGTTGAGAATTCAGCAATAATATCTAGTGCGGCGTTTACTTCTGAATCCATATCCATCTGATCGTACTGACCATAACGCTGAACACGGTTTGGTTGTCCCTGATAAACTTCAGGTAGCCAAGAGCTATAACGTTTATTAGACGCTTCGCTGCCGCTTTGATTTGATGTTTGCCTTTCAGGCATGCCATCATATGTTTTAAAGTATTTTTTCCAAGTTGCCATTATATTTAATCCTGTATCTTTACGTATCATAACACACTTTTAGCAGTGTGTCAATTGTTTTATTGTCTTAATTGTGTTACTAATGTCTCAATTGAAGATATTAATCTGTCACGTTCTGCTTTTTCTGCTGCCGATGCTGTATGGATATCTAAAATTCCTTCAGATCCTGTTGTATTTTTCATCGCTTCTATTAGTTCTTGTACTTTTTCTTGGCTTAGCATATTGTTTTCATTCATAGCTATTATCATATCCCCAACCATTCTAGTTTCTTCAGCACTTATATTGTTATTTTCATTGTCAAAACCAAGTGTATCTAATAAATTAACACTATTACCAGAACGTATCGCATTGAATACGTCCTTATTCATATCTGTTCCTAAACTAGCCTCTAATGATGATAATATACGATCACTCGCCTGTTGTCTAGTTTCCATGCGACCACCGCCTTGAAGTACATAACCTTCATCATCCTGCTGTCCAATATAACCACCATGTGATGAAAGCATCACTTTTTGTTCTAATGCTAGTCGTTCTGGGTCATATTTCACAGTTTCATCTGCTTGTGCTAGATCATTTAATCCTGCTTCAATTCTAAGTAGATTAGCCGCTTGTGGATTCGTTACTTCGATATCAGAAATTAATTCTTCTAATTCTGCTCTATCACGTTGCAATGCCGCAGTTAAACTACCTTGCGCATATGGATTTGCATCCGGACCTAAGTTTGATATTTCTGTTTCAGTACTATTAATTTTATTAACTAAGTCACCGATAGGACCAGAAGCTAATTCACCATTTACATCAAACACTGCTGCGCCGCCAAAGGTAGCATTAATCGATTGTCTCATTGCTCTTACTGCATCTGCGGCTTTTCCTGCCTCACTATCCAGTAGTCCAACACCACGTGCTATATCTGCCACATCTCCTACAAATCTATTAACAAGTGTTGTCACCCCTGCTTGTGCGGCAAATGTAGTATCAAATATAATACCAGATACTTGATTTGCAACACCTGTTGCTTCTGCTTCTAAAGTTTCAATTAATGCTAGATTTGCTCTATTAAGTTTAGCTACATTCTCACCGAAGTTACCAGATTTTATCAGTTCATTATTTACACCTTCCATAGCGACTGTAAATTGTCGTTGCACTTCAACTGCGCCGATTACTGCTTGGTCGTCTTCTCCTAATTTAACAAATCCAGCATTTGCATCTTCTGCTGTTTGCGATTGCCTCATCAATTGTGCTAGTACTTTCATGCCTGTATCGTCTGAGCCAGATGTAAATAGAACTCTGTTATCAGATGCTATACCTCTTATTCTTTCAATATCACTACCTAGATTAGCAAATGCATTTTGGAAACCTTCAGTCCCGCCCTGTTCTGACGCAGCCGCCAATCTTTCAATTACTGGAAGAAGTTCCATAGCTATAGGACTTGATTGTAATTGTCTATATGCATCGGACATCATAAATTCCTGTTGTGAACCCGCTGCTAATCTCTGAGCAAGAGCTTCCCCTAGTTCAGATTGCATACCACCTGCTAGTCCTACCACATCTTGTACTTGTGCGGCTCTGTCTGGATCCATAGTAGCAAGCAATGATGTAATATCATCACGTCCTAATGTATCTTTAATCATTTGTGCTGCATCTTCCATATTAATCTTCATAATATTAGATGTTGCAACAACGGTTGACATAAAATTGTCCATACCAAGTCTAAGTTCATTATTTGACATTTTGTCTAACATACCTAATGCACGTACAGATTCCAAATATTCACCTGATACATTTGCAACTTCACCAAACTCCATACCAAACCTACGCATCATATCGCCGCCGTTATCGCCACTATATGCTAATGTGTTTACAAAATCTAATGCACCATTAACACCAGTAACACCAACTGCTTTTGAGAAACGCTGTGTAAACTCTGCCGCTTCTCCTAGAGTAAAGTTATTCACTCGAACTTTATCTGCGAATGCTGTTAGACTTGCACCTGATTCAGAAAGTCCTGCGGCTAGACCACTCTGTCTTAATTCTTGTGCGAAGTTGAATCTATCAGTTCCTTGTTGTAATAGATAGTTGTTTGCACCTTTAACTACTCCTGCAACTGCAACAACACCTGCAGCAAGTTTAGTTGCAATACCAGATAGACTTGATAACCCAGCCATAAGACCTGCACTATCTTCAGCCATACCTTGTTTCATAAGGCGCTTTATTTCGTCATCATTTTTTAACTCTTTTGCAAATTGTTCTTTCCTCAATTTGATAGTGTCTTTTCCCAATGAAAGTAATTTAGTAAATGCACCTAATTGCTTTTTACTTGCTTGCTCGGCAGAATCCGCTGCATTACTACTATCGTCTGCACCTTTTTTAATTTGAGATGAAACATTATTCATAGATGCCATAAGTTTATTCATAGCCACCTGTCCACGCTTTTCGCCTAATGCAATCTGCGCTAGATACTTTGTAGACTCACTATTAAATACGTTGGCTTGCTTTAAAGCCGCTTCGACTGTTTTAATAGTTTTTTCAGTAGCAAAGTCAGGAAAATCTCTATCATCTCCAAAACCTCTAATAATTACGTCTTCTGCCATAAACTCTCTCACTTTTTGATTATATTCGTAGTTTATAATTGATTAAATAACTATAGACATAAATATAATGTATCGTTGTATTTATCAAGAGGCGAAGTAAATGACAAATAACCCACTACAAAAATACTTTAGAAAACCATCAATTTATATAAAACTGCCCACAGGCGGTAAATTTAATCCAGAAATTAGTACATCACAATTAGATGAGATCGGTGTATTACCTATGACTGCGATTGATGAGATAACTCTAAAGAATCCAGACGCACTATTAAATGGAGAAGCATTGATTAGTTTAGTTGCTAGTTGCTGTCCAGATATTCCTAATCCAAGAGGTATGTGTAATATAGATGTTGAAGCATTGTTTCTTGCAATTCAATATGCAACTTATGGCAGTGAATTAACACATACACATACATGCAAATCATGCGGAGAACAAAGTGATTTTAATATTGATATCAATGTTATCTTAAATCGTTTCCCGGAGATTGAAAAAGTAGAACCAGTAGAATTTGATGAACTTAAAATACATCTTCAACCTCCCACAGTAGAAGCAATTACTAGACTAGCGTTAATTGATTTGGAACAACAACGTATTGTACGCTCTATACAAGATACATACGGCGATGAAGTAATGAAAGAAGATGAACTAGCAAGACGCTTCTATTCTAGTTTTAGAACAATCGCTGAACACAATGTTGAACTTTTGGCAAATACTATAAATTACATAGAGACCCCAGATGGAGATGTCACTGATTATGCTACTATCAGTGAATTCTTAGAAAACATACCAACTAAGGTTGTAAATGAGATTAATGAGAAGATTCAATATCTGTCTAAGAAACCTGAGGATGCAACTACGTTTGAATTCTCATGTCCAGAATGTGAAACGAAAGATAAGGTTGTCTTGGAGGTCAACCCTGTAAATTTTTTCGGCACTGGCTCGTAACAGCCAGTAACAAAGAAATTGAAGAAAAAACAAAAAAGTTTGAAAAAGAGCTTGACAAGCTGCATAAAAATATGTTAAAGTTAACTTGGTATATGAGAGGTGGGGTAAGCATATCTGAATTACATAATATGCCAGTATCTCACATCGATCATATTAACGAAATTATAAAAGAAAACTATGAAATGAGTAAACAGGCGGGAGTGCCTATACTCTAAGGCTAACATAAATAAATCAGGCTCTATTGAAAACTAATATAAAACTAACACAAAGCTAACATAAAGAACACAAGGCTAATATAATGATTATCATATCTAATATAAATTACATAGTGGATCTGTTAGTTGGGGTGCCAACTCGGGATTGAATCTGCCAGTATTTAAAGATGCTGTTGCCGTTGGACTAGTAGGGATGAATTCCTACAATCTTCTCGTAACCACATATACAAGTATTCTAATTACAACAGCCACGGCTCTAAAGGTGCGTGGTTGACCAGTTTAATAATATAACCGATGATAGGCTACTATAGCACTATCGATTACAATATACTCCGTCTGTTTGGACTTATTGTGATGCCGTTGGGTCGAAAGACGCAGTACTGAGTGAAGGGGGAATCGCCAACCGACCCCGTAGTTTCTGGCTACTAGCTCATAAACAGAGGCGATGAAGCTATGGCATGTATCCATAATTTTTTGCAGTTGTCCTGGCAACAGGGCAATTGTGGCTTAGCCGCAGGCATATATAAATAAGATTAATAATATAACCATTATATTATATATAAGAAATAAAGACTGAATATATTGAATGAGCGAAGCGACATGAAATATATGAAGGATTAGGTCTTTAGACCTTAATAAGATAACAAGAAATGATATACAATACACATGAGTGATTGGAAATATAATAACGAAATAGTTAATGAATTACCGAATGATGTTGAGGGATTTGTATATCTGATTACGAATCTTGAGGATAACAGGAAATACGTAGGTAAGAAATTAGCAAAATTTAAGACCACGAAACCACCTCTAAAGGGACGTAAGAACAAAAGACGTGGCACCAAGGAATCTGATTGGCGTACATACTGGGGTTCTTCTGACCATCTGAATGCAGATGTTGAGAGATTAGGTCCTGAAATGTTTACTAGGGAGATTTTACACTACTGTCCGAGTCGTGGTGCTTTAAGCTACATGGAAGCTAAAGAACAATTTGATCGTAGAGTGTTAGAGACGGATGAATACTATAACGGTATCATCAACGTCAGAATAGGTAGTTCTAAGATACTTACTGAGTATCTTGATGATTTAAGAAACAAGTTATGATTTCTTTTTTGCTTTAGGTTTAGCTCCTGCTTTCTTAGTAGGGGCTTTTTTTGTGGTTTTAGTTACACGTTTCTTTTTAGCTGGAACTTCATCTTTATGCATACCATGCCAGTCCCAACGCTTGATTAGCGGAGCTACAGCAGCTTCGACTTGTGAATCATTCCATTTGAATACTTGCTTTACATCTTCATACAATTTATCTTTATCGCTGATAACTCGCATCATACTAATAATCTGCTTATCTATTTGTATCCAGTTCAAAATAACCACCATCTGTAAACACCAATCAAATCAATTGGTACGTAAATTATACTACTCATGATAATACCTGGGTACTTGTTTATATATGCAAACACGCCCATCATACTATCTTTAATGAAAAAAAGACACATAGCCCAAAAGACCCATGTGTCCCCAATATTAAGTGACACGATTAACGCTGCGGTACAGCCGGTAACCATTTGTGCCCATTCTAAAAATTTACTTGTACTTACCATACAAGTATTTAGTTAGTCTTCTTTTTTCTTTTTCGGAAAAGCTGGCTTACGAAATTTGTACTTCATATCCTTTGCTTCGGTGAATTCACCTTCTTCGATTTTTTTAATCTTACCGCCCTTTTTTAGAAACTTTTCAATTTCTTTTTTCATTTCGTCAGTTTCTTCATCTGACTTTCTTGGTAGATTTCCAGTTACGCTCATATTCTCTATCCTTCTATGATAAAACCCGATGCATCAGAGATGCACCGGGTTTGTTTCATGCTCTGTGTTGAAACAATAAAGAAGATCCGATAGTTGAGAGAGGTTGAGAGGAGACACTTCACTTCTTTATTGATACTAATATAGCACTTTCTACACTGCATGTCAAGTGTTAAATTACATATTGTTCTTTTTTTCTTGAATTTCTGCACGGCGCGCTTTTGTAAGTTTACCAAGTTCTCCCAATGCTTTTCTTGCACGGGCTGCCGCAGCTTTAACACCTTTAGTTTCAAATGCTTCTGACTCTTTCAAGTAAACAGCCATTTGTTCTTCAATCTGTTCGTTAATTGTCATAATAATCTCCTAAATGACTAAATCTAATTCAACACCGGGTTCTAGTGTCTCTGTTTCTTGTGCAAATGTAGTGAACCCATTCTCTTTTACTACATTCAACACATCACTAACTCTTCCTTGAAGTTCATCACGGTGTGAAACTAAGAAGACTGAACGTCCACTGTCTCTTACCATTTTCTTTAGAATTGCAAGTGATGCTTCGACACCATTAGTGTCCATACCTGAATCAATCAATTCGTCAACAAACATACAGTTAATTGTTGAATAGAGTGATTCAAAGATATCACGGAATGCCCAACTAAGTCCTAAGATAAGTCGGTTACGCTCTCCTCGTGATAAGTTATCAAAGTCTAAGTCTCTGCCTAGTTCTGTGATTTCTACAGTCAAGTCACTTTGGAACTTAACTTCATGTGGTAGACCAAGTTTGTCTAGATAACGCTCTAGTCTCTTGTTCAAGAATGACAAGTTCTGGTCAATAATCTTTTTACGAATGAAACTATCTTTGTTAGTTAGTAGTTTCATTAAGAAGTCCTGATGTTCTCGGAAAGATATAAGAGTATTCATGTGTGAATAATCAAGTTCTTCAAGTGAACTTTCACGCATTTCTTTAATCTGGTCCTCATATGGGTCTTCTGCTTTTTTCTTTTGTTCGATTTGTTCTTTTAATAAACGAACTGAATTCTGATGTTCATATGCATCATTTAGTGAATCATAGAATACTGTAGGCTTATCACCAAGTTCACCAATGCTATTTACCACATCCAAGTGTTCAGTTAATTGAGAACTATTAGATAAGATTTGCATTGCTGCTTCTTTTTTCTGTTCTTCTTTAGAAGCAAGAATGCTCTCTTGTTTATCATCGTGCATTTCCTGACCACAAGCATAACAAGTGTGTTCTTTCAACAATTTGATTTCGTTTTCAAGTTTAGAAATAACTTTTTCTTGTTTCTTATCGTCAGATTCAATACTATTGATCCAGCGTACTGCTTCATCTAAACGAGTTTTCTTTTCGTTATATTCTGCAATGAATGTGTGGTTCTTAATCTCTGCATCGATATCAATATGCGTTAGCGCATCTAGACCTGTTTCTAAGTCTGTTACATCTTTTGTATGCTTATCTGTCCAGATGCGTTGTCTACGTTCAATATCTTTAATAGATTTTAGAATACGTGAGTTAGCATCTTCGATAGCTTTCAGCCGATATTCTTCATCCTTGATTTGTTCTTTAGTGTCTTTGACTTCATCCTTCAAGCTATCTGCTTTACGAGAAAGTTCTGTGATACCAAGAAGTTCTTCAATGATTTCACGTTGATCATTAGGACGCATCGATAAAAACGGATCAGTATAGGTATTCAATGCAACAATGTGTTTGAACATGTTGTGTGAAATACCAATAATGGAATCAACTTCGATTTGCGTTTGTCGCATTTCACCTTGTGCTTCATCTTGCATATCATTCATATCAACGCCATCACGCTTTAACTTGAATACATTAGGAGAACGACCACGCTCAATGCGGTACTCGCTTCCGTTGTATTCAAAATCAACTGTGACTAACATGCCTTTGCCGTTAGTCTTATTGATTAAGTTATTCTTTTTGATGTTTGTTAATGCGTTACCATATAATCCATACGACAGCGCATTGATAAGAGTTGTCTTACCTGTACCGTTGCGTGAACCATCGCCACCTAAGTCTATGTTGTTTCCCAAAACGAGTGACAATGCATCACGTTCTAGATCGATTCCTTGCGTAACGTTTCCAACACTCATAAAGTTTCGGATCGTAATATTCTTTAATTTTAGCAAAAGTAATCTACCTCTCTCTTGCGTATGTCCCATGTTGAATAGGATCTAATGAAATTTCATTAATATTAACATATTCTGGTTGATTAAGCAACCATAAAACAACTTCTGCGATGTATTCTACATCA